AAATTGGGAAGATTTAGCAACAACAAGTAATATAACAGCAATTGATGGCAGAACACAAACAGGAAACGATTGGTTGGCGGAACTACTGCCTTATGTAAATAGTGTTGCCACTCTTGGTTGGAAATGGGGTGAGTAATTATGATTGAATTACTTAATCGTGGGAAGAATTTATTTAATGCTTTAACAATGGAAAGAACAGCAACCTTAAACTGGTGGGCTGGAATAAATACAGTAATTGTTGAAGATGAAACTACATTATTTTTTACTGGGGAAAGGAATTCCTCAAATCAATATCAGGGTATATTCTGGAAACAAAAATTAAAGCCTAATACAACATATACATTCATGTTTTCAAACAATATATCAAAATTAACTTTTTATCTTAGATTTGGTTATAATCACCCCGGTGGAGGAAATATAGCGACTTTGAATTTAAATATTCCAATACAAAATTACAAATATAAATTTACAACTGATGAAAGCGGAATAATTTGGTTTGGTTTTGCTTCTTCTATGGTTCAAACAATATATGATATTATGCTTGTTGAAGGCGATTATACTAATTTAGAATTAGAATTTTCAAAGCCACTCGATGAAAAACTCCAACTCAACCCCGAACTCTTCGGATACAACGGAGTGTTCGACGAATACCTCGGAGACGGGAAGGTGCTGAGAAGGTGGAGGAGATTTCAAGCTGATGGTTCTTTAAATTGGCATTTTAAAAATGATGATACAGGATTTAAAGTTGTTTATCTAACTGCAACAGACTTTTTAAGTAATTGGGACGATTATAATAATAGTTTAATTTTTAAATATGACGGTAAATATATTCCACGTTTTACAACACCAAATGGAACACCGCAAAAAGGAGATTTTTATTATACATGGGGTTCAACGTATGAAATTAGTATTTTTGATATTGATTCTGGTTGGAGTGATTCTTATACTCCTACAAATGATGATGTAAGACGATACTTTAATGGCTGGAAATACGTTGATGGAACAACTTGGCAAGGAATAGGAAGTAGTGTGACTTCGGATGCAACAACGTCATTGAATAATACAGTTTTAGATATTGACCCTAATGCAGATTGGAAACCATATGAAATAATTTACCAATTCGCGACGCCTGTTGTAGAGGATGTTGAAATTTCGGGAAGTGGAATAATGCTTCATAATGGTGATAATTATATTATTTCACCGGATTTTGGCATCACTGAATTTGAATATCAAGATGAAGATATAACTGAAATGGAAATAAATGCTTATGCAGATAATATAGAAATCAACGATAATCCAGAAATAAAAGAAGTAAAGAACATCTTCACAGGAATTACTAAAACATATAAATTAAGCGAAAAACCAACAATTTCCATTAATAGATTATACACGGATAGAAGTGTAAGAGATTTCTATAGGCAAGACAAAATGTTTGGAATTGTGCTTGAAAAAACAAATGACAATGATGGAACAATAGAAAAAGATAAATTTAACGGATGTAAAATCACTAATAATCCAATTACAATAAGTGATCAGATAACTGAAAAAATAGAAATCACAGCACAAAGTAGGGAAGTGGTAACATGATTTCTATAAATGGAAAATCATTATACGACATTGAAGGATATGAAAAATATGAAAAAACAACAAAACAGGCATGGTATAGAAATCCTCTAACAGGGAAATTATATAAAGAAAATATTCCCGGAAAGGTTGTAACTTATCATTTATTTGCATTAGTAACAGACGATTTCTGGTACAATGAATTATTTAAAGTATATGAATTACGAGAAAGTGTAAAACTTAATATAAATGGTGAAGAAGTAGAATGTATTATCACAGAAGATGAATTAAGATTAAAAAAAGAAAGTGAAAATCTTTATTCTGGAACAATTGCTTTTGAAGAAATACAAGCAAAATAAAAATAACGAAAGGGGAGATTATATATGAAAATTACAAGAAAGGACGCTAATAAATATAACAAATCAAAAGAGGTTATTATCGAGTGGGAAAACGCAGATGGTGAAATAGAAAAATTTGATTTCCATATAAAACCAGCACCTATAAATATTTCAGATAAAATTCAAGAAATAATTCCTGATCCGGAACCACCTAAAAAGTTCAATAAACAAACAAAGAAATTTGAAGAAAATTTTGATGATCCAAACTATAAAAAGGACTTGCAAAAAGTGAAGGAAGATAGAATTTATTTATATGTTTTACTATGTTTAGACTATGAAAAAGATGAAGTTGAAGGAGAAACATGGGAAGACAAGATAGAAACCTTAAGAAATTCCGGAATACCTATAGGAGTATTTTTAACACTTTCAGAAGAAATACAAAGATTTTCTGGAATAAGCGACGACATGTTTCGCTGAAGCTGAAAAAGATTTTGGAGGCTTGGAAAAGATATTACAAGATCAAGCCTCCATGTTATTTGCAATATATAGCATAGCAAAAGAATTAGGAGTTACAGAAAACGTAGAAGATTGGTGGAATTCATTAAGTAGAAGAACACAAGTAAGATGGCTTAAATACTATGAATTACAAAGTGAATATAATAAGAAAAAAATGAACGAAGCCTCAAAAGGCAGGTGATTAAATGGCTGCTAAAGTATTAAGAGCTAAGATTGAAATGGATACAAGAGAAGCTGAAAGAAACATTGATAGATTTCAAAGTAGAATTGATAAATTCGACAAATTTTTCAAAACATTAGTTGGACTTAAAATGTTTGGTGAAACTCTTAAAAAAACAACAGAATTAATAAATAAGGTTGGAGATAAATTCGGCCAATTTGAAAATGCAACAAAAAGACTTGAAATAGCTACAGGTGGAGCAAATGATTCTTTCAAAAAACTTATTGATTATACAAATAAACTATCAAGAGCTATGGCTTATTCAATAACAGAAACAAGAAGTGCAACAGCTAATGCGTTATTAATGGGTAAAAACTATGGAATGACAGCAGAACAAGTTGCAAACCTTGTTAGAATAGCTGGTGAATTAGATACATTAGCTGGAAACCAATTTGGATTAGCTGATGCAACAAATAGACTTATGGCAGCAATGAGAGGAGAGGCCGAAGCTTCAGAAGCTTTAGGTCTTTCTCTTTCACAAACTGCAGTTATGGAATATATGAGAAAACAAGGTATAGAAGAAAGTCTTGCAACCATGAGTTTACAAGAACAGGCTCAAATAAGATATATGGCATTATTAGATCAAGTTAAAGATCGTCTTGGAACTTCTGCTAAAATGCAAGACAGTTATAATTTTGCGATGCAACGTTTCAAAAGTTCTATAAACAATTTACAAGTTGCATTAGGAGAAGCATTTAAGCAAGACATTATAGATATAACAAGTAAAATAACAAGCTTTATTAATATACTTGGAAATATGGATGACGAAGCAAAACAGGCAATAAGAAATATAGTTGTTACTTTTTCAAAGATATTTTTAATTGGAGCAATAATAGGAACATTAGCCTCTGGAATAAGTGTTTTTGCTACAATAATGATGAATACATTTACTTTATTAACTAATCCATGGATACTATTTATAACAGCAATTGTAGCTGGTGCGGCAGTTATTCTTGATAATTTGGAAGATGTCGAAAAAGGTATAGAAAATTTAAAGAATATAGATGGATTTAAACAATTAAAGGAAGATTGGAACGAGTTAATTCAAGGATTTAAGGACAAAGATTTAGGTCAAATAATGAAAGCAACAGGGAAAATCGGAGTTGATCTTGTTTGGGGAACAGCAACAATATTAGGAAAAACACTTGAAAAAATAACTGGAACAAGTGTATCTGAAGAAATAAAAAATGCTATTTCGGATACTTTTTCAGGATTAAGAGAAACAATAGAAAAAGGAGATATATTAGGAATATTAACAGCAACAGGAAAAGTAACAGTATCTATTTTAATGGGTGCTTTAAACTTCTTAGGGAAAGCATTGGCCAATCTTGATGATACTGGAGCAATTAACGAATCATTGGATACAATTGCAAAAAAATTTAAGCAAGCAATTGAAACTGATAATATATTAGGAATATTTAAAGCTGTTGGTGAAACAACAATAACAATTGCTATGGGAGTTATAAATTTTCTTGGTAATACTTTATCAAAATTAGACGATACAGGAACTATAAAAAACGTCTTTGATAATATAGCTACAAATTTCAAAAGCATTGTTGAAAACGGGGATATATTAGGAATGTTAGAAGCTACAGGAAAAGCAACACTGAAGCTATTAAGTTCTGGAGTATGGTTATTTGGTGAAAAAATTTCAGAAAATATTAAAGATGCTGACTTAAAAAAGAGCTTGAAAGATTCATTAGAAAGACTAAAAGAAAAATTAAAAGATGGAGATATAGGCGAAACTATTAAAGCAACAGCAAAAGTTAGTTTAGAATTATTAAAAGCAGGATTGTATGCTGTAGGAGGCTTAGTAACAGATATTGTCGAAGGAATTAAAAAACTATTTGGAATAAACGATAAAGAAGAAATTCAAGTTCCTGTTACTCTAAATATTTTCACAGAAGAAAAAACAACTACAGATAAAATCTTTGAAGGAATGAAAGAAGGATTTCAGCAGGATATTGATGCTATGAAATTAATATGGCAGAGTTATGTGGATTGGTCTTCAAAACTTTGGAACAATGTTGTTTTAAAAATTACTGATGGAATAATAAATGAATTTGATATCGCAGTAGAAGTTACAAAAGGATTTTGGGAAGATACGGTTGTATATTGGCATGATATAATAGCAAATGCAATGAAAAATACGATTGAAGGTATAAAGCAAGAATGGAATGAATTAGTAGTAACACTTAAAAATTTCTTTAATGATATCCTTTCTGGATGGTCTGAGATGATTAACGGCATGATTGGATGGTTACAAAAGCTTTTTGATAAAAACGCTAACCTGAAAAAGAAAATGGTAGAGACAGGTGTAACAAATCTCTTTGTAGTAGGAGTATTAGCCGATGAAAATGATGCAACTGGACGTATTCCAAAATTTTCTGAAGGAGCTATTCTTGATAGATCAGGATTTATACATGGTCCAGGAACAGGAACATCAGATTCCATCTTAGCAATGGTAAGTAATGGTGAAGCAATAATAAATGCAAAATCAACTAAAAAATATGCAGCATTATTAAAACTTATAAACGAAGATAAACTTCCAGGCTTTAGTACTGGTAAAATAGATGGTGGTGCAGTAATAAATACTGGAATAATGGAAAAATTAATACAGGCTTTAGAAACACTATCAGCTAAATTCGATAATTCCTTATTTGGCCAAATGATTGATTTCTTAGGATCCACACTAAAAGATATAAAACAATTACCGGAAGATATAAAAAAAGTAAATGAATCATTTAAAAAACAACAAGAAGATATCCAGAAACAAATAGAAGATGCATTTGGAAACAAACAAAAAGAACCAATCGCAGTTACTGATTTAACTTCCTGGTTACAAAATATTTTTAGTGGCTCAAATGCCTTGAATGGTTTAGAGGATATAACAAAAACATTGATAGATACCGCTACAACATTCAAAACAGCAGTTACAACTTTTAATGATGCGATAACTGGAACATTCAAAGAAGCAGTAAATACAATATCAGAAAGCGCAATGGGATTATATAATAATCTAAGTAATTTGAGTTTAGATGAGGTTAAAGAAAGAATAGGTGCAACAATTGACGGAATAAAAAACGCAACAGTAAAAACTAATGAAAATGGTAATACAGATATAATGGGAACAATAGGAAATATATTAGGAATGATTGCTGGTGCTGGAGGTGAAGCAGCAGGAGCTTTAGCAGCAGTGGCAGGAATATTTATGGCTTTTCTTCCAATACTATCTACATTAATGAACGGAATAATGAAACCTTTACAACCAGTATTGCAGAAACTAATGAAACCAATAGCAATAATAGGCGAATTAATTGGAGCAACGCTTGTGCCTATTTTAGAATTCTTCATCCCAATTGTAGAAATGCTTGCAAAAGGATTTTTAATGTTCTATAACTTCGCAATAGTACCGGTCATAAATGCTATCATAACTACTATAAATTTTTTTGTTAAAGCTGTTAATGCGGTTATAGATGCAATAAATTGGGCTTTAGGTTGGGCTGGTGTAAATATAGGACACTTATCAGAAATGTCTAACGTTCAAACAGTAAAAATGGAAGATTATGAAAATAAAATGGCATATTCAGAAGAACAAAATGGTGGAAGATCGTATTCAGCTGGTGGAGCTTCAACAGTTCATAACTATATATATTACACAATACAAGCACATGTGGTTGATGATGATGGATTAAAATGGTTAGTTGAAGCCTTAGATCAAAAACGTGCAGAATTAGGAAGAGCAGGAGCATAATCCTGTTCTTCTTTTTTTATTTAGAAAAGGGGTGATCATATTTGAACATAGCAGGATTTACTATATATCCAGAAGAATTTGAAGAAATCCCTGTAAAATTTGTTCAATCAGCAAGAGACGACAATTTTAATTTAGTTGTTAAAGATAGTGGAGTAACAAAAATGAAGTACAAAATAAAAACATTCGTTGAAAAATCAGTATATCAATCATTGATAAGCAAATTATACGTACAAATTAATTTAGGATTAGATGACGGAACAAATAAAACTGTAGTCATAAAAACATTAAAACCAAAATTCTATCCAGGATATTGTGATTTAGAAATAGAAGCAGAAGAGGTGTAAATTATGCTAAAAATAAACGGAATTGAAACAAGATATTTTTCATATACAATAGATAGAAGTTTGCAGGGAAAAGAATTCTCTTCAACTTCAAATACAGCTACAATACATATTTTAAATGATGGACAAGACGAAAATCAATACTTTAAAAAAAGTGTGGAAATAATAGAAGATAATAAAACCATTTTCACAGGATATATTGATAGTATAGAAAAAACATCAGATGGATTATATCTAAAATTAAAGTGTTATGATCTATTAACTCATTTTTTTAAGGATAAGAAACCACCAAGAAGAATATATGAGGGAAAAAGCCCTGAATATATTATTAAGGATTTAATTGCTTATGCTGGATGGGATTTAAATAAAATTGATTTTCAAAGTACTGGATTTATTTTACAATATTATAAAAGCGGCGAAAAAAATAATGTTTTTGATGAAATAAATGAAATAGCGAAAATGACAGCTGGCGTAATAAATCTTACACAGGATGGGATTTTAAAGTATTGGAGTTATGCTTCAGCCAATTATACTCCAGAAACTTTATCTTTACCGATTACCAAAACCTTTGAAATAAGTGCATCTAAAACCTTTTTGAATATAATAAATTCTCTTAAGGGGAAATATAAAAATAAGAAAAAGTTTGACAGTGATTATGTATTTGTTCTTCTAGAAGACCCTGAAGGTAACGATTTAACAACCGGAAACAATGATATTGAAATAAATTGGATAGCAGGAGAAATAACAGAAGAACAGTCAGCTCCAGCAGATGCCGGAAATTCTTGTAAAATAACTTTGAATCATCCTATTGATAATATTTTAGAAATAATGAACGATACACAACAAATTGCGGTTACAAGCTGGAACATAAATGATAGAGAAGTAACTATAAATAACAATGCAAATACAGGTGATATTTTAAGAATAAAATACAAAACTACAAGTCCTTTAAGAATATTGGTAAATTTTGATTACACAGTAGAAGGTTGGGAATTTGAAGGAGAAGTTGTAAATCCTATTTTAGATTATGATGGAGATGCATCTGTTCAATTATTAGCTCCAAATAATGATGAAGAAGCTGATAAAGTTTTAAATATTTATTGGACTGGTGATCAGCAGATCAGAAGGTTAGCAATAAAAGGAAGCCCCATACTTAGCAAAACAGAAACATATATATATCAGGATCAAAGTAGTATTAGTAATTTTGGTGAAAAAGAAAAAGAATTTGAATTTCAAGGCTTAAACAGAGCGGATGTTGAAAGAGTTTTGGGCTATCTAATTAAAAGATATAGTAATCCAGCTAATCAAATTAAATTTTCAATATTGCCAAATTTTACATTAGATTTAGGTTCTGTAATCAATGTAAATAATACATATAAAAATATATCAGGTGATTTTGAAATAACAAAGATAACAATATCAAGAAAAAATAATCCATATTCGTTCAAAATGAACATTTCAGCATCAGAATATCCTTCGGATTGGACTATATCTCAAGCACCCTCTAAAGCGCCTCAAAAAACACCAAAAAGAAAAAAAGAATTAATATCACCTCAAAATGTTCAATTAACAACCTATTGGAATGAAGGTTCTTGGATAAAGGTGTTTTGGGATGAAGTAGAAGGTGCCAATGCATATATCGTTCAATATTCATATGATCAAATAAACTGGCAAAAAATTTCCACGTTAGATAATTCAGTTACAATTCAAGTTGAACAAGGAAAAACTGTTTATGTTAAAGTGCAGGCTATCGGTTCTACAAAAAGCCCTTACTCAAATACTGTAAACATAACTTCAGAAACCGATTCAACAATTCCAAATACTCCTGGAACACTTAATACAAAAACCGGATTAAGTATGATCATGATTGAATGGAGCAAAGTAGATGAAGCTGATTATTATGAATTAGAAACAAAAGAGAGTGATGATGATATAAATTATACATCTTATTATCAAATAGCTACCACAAAATCCAATTTTTTTGTATTTAAAGCAAAATATAAATATTATCGTTTTAGAGTTAGAAGTGTAAAGAATGGTATAGCTTCAAATTGGTTGGAAACGACAAGTTCTACATATCCAAAAACATTAGAAACAGCAGAAATTCCAAGCAATTCTATAATAGCTGATTTATTAGCTGCCGATAAAGTATATGCAAATCATATAAGCGTAAATGAGCTTTCAGCACTTACAGCGAACGTTGGAACGTTAACTGCTGGAGTATTGCAAAGTGCAGATGGAAATGCAAAATTTGACTTAAATTTAGGAAATTTTGAAATTTATAAAAATATCATTTTTAATCCTGATAGCGGAATTCTTTTGCGAAAAATCATTGATAATGGTGGTAGAAAAGGTATTTACGGAGGACTTTTAAAAGGTGGTTTTGATTGGGTTTATTTAGCTGATGGTGTATCAGTTCCTGAAATGCAAGGTATAATACCTACTCAAATGAGTGCATTTATGGTAAGAGATATTATAAGAACCATGGGAGATTTATATTTATATTGGTTTTTAGAAGATTTAGATAAAATTGCAGGAGATAATAATATAAAAATTTATTGGATGAATTATATGCCGGCAAGTGTTAAATTATATGAAATCAATACATCAAACGAATTAGTAACAGTTTCAATAACCTATCCTCAACCACTTGATAAAACAAAAAAATATTTATTTGCCTTGGGAGGAGTTACTAGAGGTTGGGATGGAAGTGGTGCTGATAATTATTTAACACCAACAGAATATCTTGCAAGTGGTTATATACAATTAGAAATATACTAAAATTAAATATATTTTCCCCTCAGTTGTAAAGGAACCCACTTCATTTTTTTATAAAAAAGTAGTATAATAATAATACAATTAATACCCGATAAGTATACTGAGGGGGTGAGAAAGTGCGTTTTGATTATAAAAAAGCCGTTCAAGCCATAGCTTGGTTTGCCCAAAAAAATGGAAACAAATTAAATTATATGAAAGCCATAAAATTATTATATTTTGCTGAAAGATACCATATCAGGAAATATGGTCGTCCAATTTTTTGGGATAAATATGTAGCTATGAGATTTGGCCCTGTTCAATCAAATGTATACGATTTAATAAAAACACAAGATTATCCTTTTGATGATGAGGAAAATATTGCATATTTCCATGAAATTATATATATAAAAAAAGATAAACTAAATAAAATATATGATATAAGTTTGAAAAATGAAAATAAAATTAACTCTAAAGTTTTTTCAAAAACAGATATTGAAGCATTCGAGTTTTCTTGGAATACTTTTGGAAAGTTTGATGAGTTTGAATTAGCAGATATATCTCATATTTATCCTGAATGGAGTAAATATGAAGAACTTATTAACCAAAAAATTAAAAAATCAGAAAAAATGAATATGATAGATTTTTTTGAAAATCCTTCAAAAGAAAAAATTAAAAGATTAAAAAAATACGGTTTTGAAAAAGATCCATTTGAAATTGACGAAGAAATTTTAGAAGTTGCTAAAGATTACGCAGAAGAAATGGGGATTTTAAACTTATGACGGATTGGAATACAGTTAAAATAATCCAAGAATATTACAAAAAAGTAAAAATAAAAAAAGGAAGTGTTTTATGGATAAAAGATAGTAATATTGCGGGGGGAGAAAGGCATTATCACGTTGTGATAAATAATCCTATTTTTGATGATGTATTAACAGTTGTAGCTACGTCGCGAGTTGAAAAAGCAAAAAAAAGAAAAAAAGCTTTTAATGAACCGGATGAGAGTTTAGTAGTGATCCCACCCAATTCGCACAAATGGTTGAAAGAAGAAACAGCTTTTCAGTGTTGGAGTATAATGAAATATACACCTGATGATGTAATAAACAGACTAAATATAATTTCTGTAGAACCAATATCTAAAGAAATTTTAGAGAAAATTATTAATGGTGTATTGAAAAGTAATATGGTTGAAGAAGAAATTAAAGACAAACTCAAATAAATTAATCCTAAAGAACCCTTCGGGGTTCTTTTTTTTATTGTCTGGAGGTGGAATTTTGGAAGTAGCAACATACGAATTTGAAACAGATTATATTGACATTTTGCCAATAGGAGATTTACATTTAGGAAGTGAAACTTCTGATTTTAACAAAATAATTAAAGCATTAGAACAAGAAAAGGATGCAAAAATAATTTTTCTTGGTGATTTAATTGACAATGCTATTGCAAATTCTTTAGGTGATGTATATTCACAAAGAGATAATCCACATGAAACTATCCAACAGGTAAATGCATTATTTAATGCTTTTAGGGAAAGAATTTTGGGAGTTGTTGGAGGAAATCATGAACGTAGAACATGGCGCAAAGTCGGAGTTGATCCAATTGCATTACTCTGTGAAGAAAAAGGTATTCCATATAGCGATGATCTTATGGTTGTTGATATTAATTTAAAACAAAAAGGGAAAAAACTTAGAGGAAGTAAAAATAGAATAAATTACAAAATAGCTTGTCATCATGGTTCAAGTGGTGGAAGATTTCCAGAAAGAAGCATGAGACAGCATAGATATTTTTTTGATGTTATTACTGGCATTGATATTTATTTAGCTGGACATACACATATTCCAGAAATGCATAAGTTTTCCATTTTTGAGTATGATTCCAAGAACAAAAAGATACGAAAAAAAGATGTGGTGGGTGTAACTGTTCCAGCATGGAATGATGAAAAATATGCGGTGCAGAAATTACTTGCACCAACAGCAAGAGGAATATTTAAAATACGTCTTTATACAGAAAAAAATCATAAAGTTGAAGTTTTAGCGAGGTGAAAACATGGACTATGAAAAAGAAATTGGGGATTTAAAATTAAAAAACGTTGAGCATAATGTTATTTTGCTTCAACTTAAAGAAGAAATTGAAAATCTCACTCAAAAAATAGATAAACTAAATGAAGAACTTCATAATGGTTTAATCTCAAAAAAAGTAAACGAAGCACTTGAACGAAGAGCTGGAAAATGGTTATTAGGTGCAATAGGTAGTGCATTAGGAACAGGAATTATAGGCTTTTTAATTGGAAAGTTCTTTGGAGGTTGAGAATATGGATTGGGAAGATTATAGAGCAAAGCTTGCTATTGCAGTTATGGGAGAGTGTGAGAATTGTAGCGCATTTGAAAAATTCCTTGTTGCTTGTGTTGGTTGGAATAGATGGTTACATCAAAAAAAATATAAATTCAATCCTTTGGAAAAAGATTTTCTTGGATACAATAGGGAAATAGTTATAAACAATGTTTCAAGAGATGCAATGGAAGAAAGTATCAAAGCTGTGGATAGAGCATTTATTGAATTAAGATCAAGTCCAGTATATCGTGATCTGTTCTTTTTCAATTTAACAGGGAAAAAACCGAGTACAATTTTTAAGGTTGAAGCTGCAAAATTTGAAGGAGTGAAGCATACATTCTTCAAAATTATTGAGTAATATTCAAGAAAACAAACTGAAATATTACCTTAAAAAGATATAGCACCTATAAGGGTGTTATTTTTTTATTTATATATAAATAATCATAAAAGTATAAAAACAGCGCTAATATCTTTGAATTTTAGCGCGTGTAATCCTTTTATAGAAAACTTTTCGGGAGGTGTTATTGTGGAAGAAGTTTTATTAAAAACTATTGTGTATGTAGCTGTTGGTGTTGTGTATATCCTTGTAAATTCGTTATTGAAATCCAAAAAACTTGAAAGCGAAGTTAAAACTATAAGGAAGGTAATAAAACACGCCGTGGAATATGTAGAGCAAGTATCAAAAATTGAAGACTTACACGGAAATCAAAAAAAGCAATATGCAAAAACTGTTGCTAAAAACATGCTGAAAGATTTACACATTAACGTTTCTGATGGAATAATAGACACAATAATTGAAAGCATGGTCTTTTATATGAATTTAGAGAAAGGAGATGAAAGTAATGAACTTGAGTGATTGGAAATTATGGATAGTAATTGCAGCTGGAATTATTGCTCTTATTTTGCCTTTTGCTGTAACAGAATTACAACACTCAGAACAAAGTAAAGTAGTTGTGGAACAATACTTAAATCAAGAAGAAAATACTACAATTGACGTATATGTTTATTCTGATTCATGGGAAGAAGCAAAACAAATTCTAGCGATGAAGTATCCAGGATACATCGTTGAGGAATATGTATATATAGATAATAAAAAATCTTTCTTAGTAAGACTTAAAAAAATTAAGAAGGTGAGAAAATGAAATTAGAAATTGGGGATATTCTACTACTTCCTACAGAAAGTGTTGAAACCTTCAAAATAATCGCCTCTCTTTTGGGACAAAATACAGCAAAATTAATAAAAAATTTGACGGATCAGGATTATCTTCATGCTGAGATGTACATTGGAAATGGATATATTATGGCAAGCTGGTTAAATGGAGTACATATTGCGAGATATCCTATTTCAGTACTTTCAAAATTTGATGTTTTTAGACATAGGAATAAGAGAGTTAAAGCAGTAATTAGAGAAAGAATCAAAGATGATTTGAAAGCTTTTATAAATGGAGAAACAACAAAATACATTAATAAGCCTTATGATCTACAAAGCTTAATTTTAAATAGCATTTCTGAAATAGTTGGAATAGTTGCAAATGAAGAAGATTTTGAAAATAGTTTGAATTTCGATAATCCACATGCTTATATATGTTCTGAAATGATTGCAAGAATATATGCAGATGTTGGAGTTAAGATAAAAGATAATCTTGAATTTATAAGCCCAGATGATATTGCTAAAAGTCCGGAATTTATAAAAGTGATATAAAAACAAAATCTGCCCTCGTTCTATGAGGGCAGATTGTTCAGTAAGTGGTTCTACTGATATTGACTGGTAGCCCCACGGGGAATCGAACCCCGACTCTCGGACTGAGAATCCGATGGACTAGCCGTTATCCTATGGGGCCATAAATTGCAATCCTATTATACCATAAAATTTTATATTTGTAAATATCATAAAGAACCTTGATCTTTAAAAATTGCTAAAAAGGTTAATAATAATATTTTTATATCGAGTAACAAATTTTTATTTTTCACATAATAAAGGTCATATTCTGTTTTTATCTTATAATCCTCCAGGTTTGTTGTATATTTAAATTTAACCTGAGCCCAGCCTGTAATACCCGGATTTACTAAAAGACGATAATTATAAAATTCTATATTTTCCATACACATATCATGAAATGAAATCATTTCCGGTCTTGGACCTATAAAGTTCATATTTCCTTTTAATACATTAAAAAATTGAGGCAATTCGTCAAGTCTGGTTTTTCTTAAAAACTTACAGAATTTATTAATATGATTATTGTGTATTGTTCTAAATTTATACATCAAAAATTTTTTCCCATTTTTTCCAACTCGAGTTTGTTTGAATATTACAGGTTTTCCTAATATAAAATAGTTTATGGTATATATTACTATTAATAATGGTGAAGCAATAATTAAAAATAATAAAGTTATAATTATGTCAAGAAATCTATTTTCGTTTTTTTCAATAAAAAATTCAGAATAATAATATTTGAATTTTTTTAATACTATTAGAGGAATTCTCTGTAAGTATTTTTCAGCAATTTCCGGTAATATTTCTATAATATAACCGTTCTTTTGTGCATCTTCTAACTCTTTTTTTATATAATGTTCCAATGAAGGATCGGCAATTAAAATCCTATCAAAATACTTTAGGTTTTCTTTAAACGAGGTCGGATTCGGATTTAAGTATCCGCCAAATTGTATTTTATTGTTTGTTTTTAGTGTTATTTCATCTAATAATTTTTTAAACTCTTCCTTTTTACCAATTACAAGATATTTCATTTTAATCGCTCCTGAATTTACATTAAATAGGCTTCAATAAATATTTCATCGTAGTTTTCAATAATCCTAAATATTTAATAACCATTCAATAGATTCATCAGACAAATTTTGTTTTAATGTGTTTAATACACCGAACTGCTCAAAGTGATTTACCAAGAATGTGCTATATTCCAATACATTAAAAAAATCAGATTGCTGGATATTTTTTCTTCTATATTCCAATATCAATTCATCCATGTCATCAATTACAAATTTCAAATCTCTTTTTATAATAATATCCAATTCTAAATCTACAAATTCAATACTGTTATTTTTTGATGAATATTTACCGAAGTCAATGTAAATCAAATAATCTTTAAGTGGAGAATTAAAGGAAGTTTTGAATGTGGTAAGCATTATTAATTTTTCAGGTATAACTAATCTTTTAATTTTTTCTATGGAATTATGATTATCAAGTGTTATCCACTTTCGTTCAATACCATAATAATTATTAAAATCAACGATTTCATCAACATTAGCTTCTACTTTTCTTGTTGGCGAAACCAAAATTTCTTTTTTTTCATATAAATAGAAAATATAATCTTTCATTTTTACCTCTCCCTCTTAAACTAAAGTAAAATTAAGGTTAAGATTATTATAACATAAATGATTACAATCGTCAAATTTTTGAATTCATTACAACGATTTCCAAAATTAAAGAAAATGAGGTAAAATATAAATAATCTATGGATGTTGGAGGTGCCATATGATACATTCATTATCAATAAAAAATTTTGGATTATTTAAGGATATTTCTGTTGATTTCTCCGAAGGCTTAAATGTTATTACTGGAGAATCTGGTGCTGGAAAATCCATGTTTATTAAAGCCCTAATATCATTGTTAAGTGGTAATATACCAAAAAACTTGAGAGGAGAAAATGGATCTATATCAGCCTTTATTACTGTTTCAGATGAAATAAAAAAAGAAATTGAAGAATTTTTAAATTTAGAAAATGACGAGATTATTTTAAATGTAAATTTCACTGAAAAAAGAGCTGTTTTTAGAGCTAATGGAACTATTATTCCAAAAAGTTTT